CATCATGTATTCTTTTATCGTCATAATATTTATTGTTTTATATTTGTTATTTTATTGAATATCTTTTCTTTTTTCTATTACGTGACCTGTATACCACATAGTAATTAATTGCATCTATTGCGTGGTTGAAGTCATCAACAGGCTTATCACCCATAGGATAATGGGGGTCCCAACAATATTCATTTAATTCTTCTATTATATTTTTACTGTTAGGGTCTACTATTATTTTATAAGACCTTAACAACTCCAATCGTTGTATAATTTTAGGTTTTTTCACAGGTATTATATTACATTTTTTATTACCTAATTCTCCTATAATATCAGGTGAAGCACTATCAGCTATGATAAGGTTTTTACCAGTTATATCTTTTGTCATATCACCTAGTTTACTTGGTATAATACCTGTATGGTAAATCCTTTCTTTAATGTGTAATGTTTTTTTACTGTGATTAATATAGCATTCAATCAAAGCACTTGGGTCATTACTATAACCAAAATCAATTGCAAATTCACTTTTAACATCTGGAAAAACCCCTAACTCCCAATTGGTTATTATAAGCCCTTCTGCTTTGTCTTTAAAACCACCTAATACTATATTATTATATTTGGCTGGGTTTGTTATTTTAAGACTTCTCATCTCCTTAACAAAGTCCACTGAGAGGTGTTCAAGGTTATCTTTAAATGTGGTATGTATATATGTAGTATTACCTTTAGTTATATTACTTCCTGGGGTTACACCATTGTCTCGGAACCATCTGGTGTAAAGCCAGTGTTGCTTGGTAGGTGGGTTGAATACCAATATAACTTGGTTTTTAATATCTTTAGTTCTAATAGACAAATTAATAGTGTCGAATAATTCTTCATTTACTAACTCTTCTGCTTCATCTAATACAAATAGTGTTAAACCTGCGATTGATTTTAAGTTTGCTGTTTGAACTTTACTACCTGTTTTTAACCCTTTAAAAATTATCTTACTTCCTGTCAGCTTATTTATTATTTCTTTGTTAGTTATATCAAATAAGTCTTCTAAACCTAATGTCTCTATTTTATCAGTAAACTCGGGTATAACTGATATCTCGGTCGACACCATTGTATAACGTGAGAATAGAATTACTTGGTCCTTTTCAAAGGTTTTTAACAGTAAGTATGTAGCAACTGAGAATGATTTTGAACTCCCACGTCCACCAGATACGACAAAATACCTCGAATCATTTTTGATAAGAGGTACGAATTTTTCATTTAATTCTATGATTGGTTTAGTCTGACTCATCTTTTTTATCTCTCTTGAAACCCACTAACTTGGATAAGTCTACTTCTTTAATATTATGGATATTTTTATTCTCTGTTTTATCACTCCAACCATGCTTATTTGATAGTGTGAATTTAACTAGTGAACTATCTAGTTGTTTAAACAACCCCATTTTTGCTAACTTATATTCTTGTACTTGGGATAGCTTACCATAGTGCTTATCCCTTAAAAATGGCTTTAGAGTGAACAGGTTTTGAAGTTCAACACGACTAATACCCTTACTTAATAAATATTCACCAACGAATAGATTACTTTGATGTACATCCACTTGACCAGTTACATTACCCTTATCATCTTTAACGTCTTCCCATTTTGGTTCAAACCATTCAATACCCTCTTCAATCAACTTAATAAAGTCAGGTTCACTTATTTTATTTATTTTATTTAATGATTTCTTTGTTTTTCTTCTTGCCATTATTCTCTTTCTTTTCTTCCAGTTACCTGTAGCTTAGCTAGTGTTTGTTTAATAACTCCTCTACAGTTACATTTTTTTCTTTTAGCGTTGAATACTTCATTGTATGTATCAAATAACCATGTTACATCCTCTCCTGTCATTCTACCTTTAAATGAGTTAACACGTTTATATGTTTCATCACTTACTATATATTCTTCTTTGGTACCACTTGTTTCAGTTGGGTTATCATCTTCTTCTGATACCAATGTATCTAATTCTAATTTAAGTTGCTTATACTCTTTTGTACGCTTGTCTAGCTTACTTAATTTACTTTCTAACTCTGTTATTTTACTATTATTTTCCATTATATATTTCTTTTTTTATTATTATACATGTTTTCTTTATTCTAAAAACACTGTTATTCTGCGTCTTGCCATAGGTATTTTATGACGTTTTTTACTTTTATATTTGACTTTGATACTAATGATGTGTGACACCCATTCTTTTGGGCATAGCTTTTTAATGTATTACCCTCAACATGTACATGATGGAATACATCGATATCATATTTATTTATCCACTCACAATTCTCTAAGGTTTTGACAATAAACTTTAGCTGCTTGCTTGCTATCATATCATTGTACTTTACCTCATTCAATTCTTTTTCTGTTTTGTCTTTTAGTTGGTATTGTACGTCTATATTGTCGTTGTCGTTAAGTAATGTGTCTAGGCTTAAATTATTGAAGTCGTTGTGTATCTTTCTTTTGTTTCTATTTTCTTTTATTATTGCGTTTCTGACAAAGTTTTTGCAACTTACGAAGTAATAGTTATCATTGAGTTGTTCTTTTTTAAAACCTATGTTTTCGTTTTTCTTGTGCCATGATAGTAATAGTTCTGATAATGCTTCTTCAGCGAAGTAAAGGGCCTTATTTGACCCTTTTCCTCCCGTCACTTCAATTGCCGCTACCTCACAGTAATTCTTTAGTTTATTTATTAATTCACTTGTAAATTTAATTTTCATCTTGATTGGTATTTTTTTCTTGCATCTTATAAAAATCATCAAAGTTTAAACCTGGGTTTTCTTGTTGGAATAGTAACAGTTCTCTTTCTGCCCTCTCAACTAAAACGTTCCATTTGATAGTCCACGTACCATCTGGGTAATCAAAAGATAGTACATGGTTATTCTCCATTATATCTTTAAGCTGTCCTGATGCATCGTAATCTTCGTGCTTTGCCACATACTTCAACATAAGTAGGTGAAAGTAATCTGGTTTATTTTTCAAGAACTCTTTTTCGTTGTCTTGTATTTTCTTGTTTATTTCTTCTTTGTTCATATCTTTTATTTTAAGTTATTTATATTATTCTTTATTTTAGCTAGTGTTAAATCTATTTTATTATCTATATTATCGATATCGTTATTTATTTTTTCAATCTCTTCGTCTATCATAGTTATCTCTAATAGCTTATCTAAATAATCTAATTCAATGATGATTAATTCGCACTTGGATAAGTTTGTTTCGAATATTAAATCTAGTAATAATATTTTTCTTTTAGTTATTATTTGTTCTTTGTTCATATCTTTGTTTTATATTCTTGTTATATTATATTTATCTTTTAATATTTTAATTATTTGTGTTACGTTTAAGTCATTTTTAGATAGGTGCCATTCTCCTTTATAATAAAATTCGGACATTATACAGTCTTTAAGCATTATTGGTTCTGATGGGTATTCTACATTATGATGTACTTGAAATACATAAGCTACATCACCGCATTGATGCCATTTATCTGCTGTTCTAGTGTAAGATAGACTCTGTCCATAAGGCATTGTTTTATTCTTTTCTTTAATCTCAAAGGCAAACCAGTAATGATTATCCAACTCAATTACACAGTCGTAGTCAGTCGGCCTGCATTGATTTTTACCAATTCCATCAAATAACACGATTTGATTAAACTTGGCCATATTAGTTATATGGTTACCTAAATTATTTTCTCTGATTTGATTAATTTCTTCTTTGTTCATATCTATATATTGTTCTTTAATATAAATATGTAGAAAAAAAGCAAAAAGTCAACTTTTAATAAAAAACTTTAATTTTTTTTTAAATTCTTCATTTTTGGATAACTTTTTTATTAATATATTGTACTGCTGGTTGACGGCGTTTATAGTTATATTGTGTTTTTTTGCCAATTCTTTTGTTTTGATTGGATTTAACAGACCCAACCCTAATTTGCTTATAACGATATCAGCGTTACGATGTTTCAAATGCTTTTTAATTATATTAATTATATCTTGTTCCTTATCTATGTGTATAACCTCTTCAGGGGCTTCTAAACTATCTTCGAATGCTTTTTCACCGTCTTCATCGTTATTGTATATTCCTAAGTCGGAGAATACGTCACATATGGAGTATGATAGTTCAAGGGGTGTGCTTATTATATCATTCTCATTTACCTTTTTGTATTTTATATTTGTTATGATATTATTTTTCATAAGTTGACCACTGTACATTTTGAAGCCTTTCTTTGTTTTGATTGGATTATATCTTTGGTAGGCTTTGTAAAGCCCTTCTAACGCATATGATGATAAAGATTCTACATTGTATTTATAATTTAATTTGGAATACCAATCATTTACTATGACTATAGCCAAAGCTAATTGGCTTCTAATTATCTTATCTTCATTCTCTTCTTTATCTTTGAACATGTTTTCAAGTTCCTCTTCACTTATTTTTAGGTTATTTTCTCTCAAATATTTGAATGTATTGTCTCTTGTCATTTTCATATTTTCTTTTATTATATATAGTTATAAAACATTAAAAGTCAATCTTATCCGCATAAAATTTGCCCAGAATATTATTGTTGAGGTAATCATCATTTTCCAATACATTATGAATAAATTGATACTTAACCTCTGTATAAGTTAATTGTAGCTTGCTGTAGCACACTTTTAGTATTTCCTTATGTATTATATTACTTTTCTTTAAAACGTCGTTAGAAGACTTGTATTGAAGCCAATTAGATTCTTTAACTACTTTTCTCTTTCTTTTTTTACCCTTTAATGGAGATAAAGTTCTC